CATACCTGTCACAAGCACAGGTAGCAACTATACATTTGCACCAACTATAACAATATCAAGCGGCAGTGGTGCAACTGCTGTTCCATATTTGGTGCCAACAGGTATAGGTAACGTAACGCTGTTAAACAATGGCGGTGCAACATATATCAGCCCACCAGGTGTGGGTATAACATCTGCTGGTGCAGGTGCAACTGTATCAGCAGTATACATGGATATAATATCTGCTGTGCTTGCCACAGGAGGCGCCGGTAGCCAATATAGCAAAGGTGATGTGCTGATTATTGCAGGCGGCTCTGGGACTGATTCTGCAACAATTATGGTTGACGAAGTGGGATTGCAAGGACAGATTGTGCTGTACACATTGCAAACCAGCGGATCTTACAGCATATTACCAGTTATGGATTATAATGCAGTCTATGGCGGCACTGGCCAGGCAGCAAGTTTTAATCTAACAGCAGGAATTGGCAATATCATAGTGTCGTCGGGTGGCACAGGTTACACTGCGCCCCCTACAGTTCTTATAACACCAAATGATCTAACAGGCTACGGTGCCAGTGCATATGCCACAATGTCTGCAAGTTCTGTAAGCAGTGTGGTAATTACTGCACCTGGTACAAATTACACTGCAATTCCAACTGTTACCATAACCAGCGGTAGTGGTGCGGCAATTTCCTCTACATTATCTGCAACCGGTGTACAATATGTAAATGTCAGCAACACTGGCTCTGGCTATACAACTGCAACTGTTATTTTCGTAACAGAGCATGGTGTTAATGCAACTGCGGTACCAGTGATTGTTGGTGGGCAAATTGTTAGTATAGATGTCACTTTCGAAGGTAGTGGTTACATATTAGCACCCACTGTTATTATTGACGGCGACGGTCACGATGCCGCAGCTTATGCAGAATTGCGACCTACAACTGTGGATTATCTCAGCATTACTGACTATGGACAAAACTATACCAGCATTCCCACTGTTTCAATTGGCGGTGCTGCAACTGCCAATGTCAGCCTGTATAGCACAAGCGTATCGCAAATTGTAGTAACCAACGGCGGCAGCAAATACACCAGTGCGCCTCAGGTTAATGTTATACCAGGTGCAGGTGAGACTGCTGCACCTATTCAACCAACTACCACAGTTACACGTGGTTTTAGCATAGACAGCATAGTGATAACAAGCTCAGGTGACGGATACACTGCTGCGCCCACAGTTGCCATCAGTGCGCCGCATAACTTGATTGGTAACGCTGCAACTGCAACTGCTACCATAGGCTACGGCACTGGCACAATGACTATACAACCCTATGCTTCTAGTAGGGATTATTGGTTAATTTGGCAGAATCAAACGCCAAGCGATCCCAACTTAACACGCCCATATGCAGAACGTATGGACACTGTGATTGCCTACTTTACCAATTTGGGTTACACTATCAATCGACAAACTAATCCTGCAACTGGTAATACCTTGCAGTGGAATGTAAAGTGGTGATGCTGTGAGAGCAAGTGAATTTATAACAGAAGCCTCTACCAAATACGATCAGCAAACTATTGATCTAATAAAAACAAAACGAGATAACGGTGATAGTGCAAGTAAAATTGCAAATGAAATTGGATTAAGTGTAAGCCAGGTTCAACACATAATAAAACGACATTATACAGACAGAGTAAGACTACAACAGCCTATAGATAACGATACTATTGAGCTAGTAAAAATGTTGTGGGATGAAGGTAAAGGTCCTACTGCAATTTCTAAAGATCTTGGTATTTCTCTTAGACAAGTTAATAGAATACTAGAACTTAAATATCCAGAACGTCAAAATAAAAATTTAATGTTGGGACGAGCATTAACCGACGAAGATATGGAAAAAATTAAAGATTCATTCTTAAATGGTGCATCTGCAACTGACATTGCCAATCAATTCGGAATAGATATTAGTACTATACCTAAACTGTTGTATAGATTGATTGGTATTGACAAATATAAAGAAATAAAAAAATTACGATACGGGCAGCAGGGGTTGACAGTTGGTACAACTCCAGAGCAAGTGCAACAGATGGCAGATCTGTATCGTAAAGGATATGTTGCAAGTAGTATTCCTAAGATGCTTGGTTTAAATGTACAAAACTCTACAGTTGATTATCACCTTAGAAGATTACCAAATTGGATAGAACTACGAACAGAACATTTGATTAATAGACAATCTAAACCGTCAGTTGCCGTAACAACAACTAAAACTCGCGGTGGCATCGGCGACAACCAACGTCTTAAAGGTCCTAATAGTAGACATAGAAGCGGCGTAGACTGGCAAAAACTCAATTAATACATCCAACGTATCTACAACTATTAATTTTGAAGGTGCACTGGATACTGTATAATAGCATGTTAGGCACGTTATCGAAAGTAGTACAATGACCGCACAGCTAGATATACTGATAGGCATTATCCCAAAGATAAATCCCGATGCACCCACAGTTGGTCCAGCAGTGTTAAAATCGCATATCGAAGCCCACGGCATGACCTGCGAAGTTGTAGACTTCAATGTGAAGCTGTTCAATGCAGCAAAACAACACAATTTACAAAATTACTATTTTGAAGATGATTACATTTTTGCATTGGAACATGATCATCCAGAGCTACATCCGGACTTTGTCAAATTCTACAACACACTGGAGTATGTGTTCTTAGACTGGATTGAGTTTATAAAACAAAAAAATCCCCGTATCATTGGTATGAGTTTGTTGTCTGCACACAGCGTGGCAGTTGCAGCCAAACTGGGAGTGCTGCTTAAAATTCATTGTCCTCACATACGAATACTATGGGGCGGCGCAGCCATTGAATACGGTATACATGTGTTTCAAGAACTGGGCTACTGTGATGATTACATTTACGGCGACGGTGAAGCCAGCATTATCGATTACTTAAAAGGCAACTTTACTGGTAAAGGTATCAACTCATTAGATCCCAACCAAGTCACTGACCTCAACAGTGTCATGATACCAAACTATGATGATATAGATTGGTCTGAATATCAAAATGAAGGTCATCCGCATCCTGTATATATTACAGGCAGTAGAGGCTGTGTTAAACGTTGTACATTTTGCAATGTATACAGGATATGGCCTGACTATTATTTCAGAGATGGTGAATACATTGCACAAGAAATTATCGAGATAAAAGAAAAATACGACAGAAAAACATTCCTGTTCACAGACAGCTTGATTAACGGCAGCATGAAAGCATTTAGAAATTTAATGAAGTCGTTGATCAACTATAGACAAACCAATAGTGATTTCAGTTGGGTAAGTCAATGGATCATACGTCCTAAACATCAAAGCCCCGAGGAAGATTATCAAAGCATGAAAGCCAGTGGCTGCTCCATGCTTGAAATCGGACTGGAAAGTTTCAGTCAGGATATACGATACCACATGGGTAAAAAGTTCACCGACGATGACATGTGGCATTGTTTGGCGATGCTAAACAACTATGATATACCGCATGTGTTGTTGATGATTGTAGGGTATCCCACTGAAACAGAAGCTGACCATCAGCATACTCTAGCTTGTATCAGGCATATTTTCAAACTGGGCTGGCAAAAAAACACAAGGTTCAGTTTTGGCAATACGCTAATGTTGCATCGCAGTCAGCCGCTATTCCCACTGATTGAAGATGAATTAGAGTACTACCATAGCAATATAGACTGGAAATACCGAGATAATGATCTCAATACCCGTATACGCCGAATTAAAGAAGTCAACAGTCTCATTAAAGAACTACAGAATATAGATGTACAGTCGTGGTTGACAGAAAAAGCATTGAAAAACTACGATAAAAAATTAGAAGGATCATTGCCAAATGATTCATGGTTGGGATAACAAAGGACAATCACAATGAATATGCGCAGTACCCTGTACGGTCCAGAGACTTATCTGCTCAAAAGCAAAAAGCCTAGAGAGCAGGCATTGGTCGCTGCATGTTACAACATGACAGACGATGAAATTCGAGCACTTAATGAAAAGCCCAACATCATCAAAGGTCTACTTAATATTAAACAACTAAAGATGAATGCAGAGTCTGCAAGTCGTGCAGAAGTCCTGGCAGATATGATGACACGATTACACCATCCGGATAAATTATCCGGTTGACAACGTGTCATAATCTGTTATGTTGACTATAATAAATACAGCAGCACAAGGACCACTGTGATGAAACGCAACGATGTTACCAATTACAATGATAACGCTCTGTATGAAGCGATTGACACTGACAATCAATCCGGTGTCAGTACCGATGATCTTGTTGAAATGGTTAATTCGCATAACTCCGATAATTGGCAGACTGTCACTTCGGTGAAAGATGCAATGGATGCGATGCGCAATTACCGTAAAAATAGGACAAAATAACGTATGAGATTATATGAATTAATCGGTGCGGCAGTTGAATCAATAAAAAAACCAAATGTGCAAAAGCTGCCATTGGTTAGCGATAACAAGCAAGCAGATACACCTTCTACTATAATTAAAATGTGTCCTATGTATTTGGATACCAGCAGCACTCATATTGACAAATATCCTGAATTAGAATCTAAAATTGATACATTTTTAAATTTTAAAGTTGAAAACGGTATCAAACCTGCCGGCCCTACTGACAAAATATCAACAATTAACAGGCCGTTTGCTACTGAAATACCCGGTATGCGCAAAGTACATTTAACATTTGATATATCATTATGGTACACCATATCTGGTTCAAATCCACGGGTTATTAAATTGTATGCTGTACTCACTCATGACGAAAGCGGTACTGGACAACCTGAAAAAATATCAAAACAAAAATCAGTTGCTAAAAAAATGGCAGGTCAGGATAACTGGCAAAGTCTCGAAGCTTCGATTACACAATAATAAATTATTCATTAGACACTGATTTACACATGTGATATAATTGCTACATGCAGTACAATCCCATATACACATATAAAAAGTTAGACAGACAAGACGGCGGCGCACAAGGCCGTGTCTATGTAGATGAAGCTGGCAATGGTATGCCCAGCGTTACAACAATACTCAGTGCTACCAAAGACATGGAACACCTTATTGCTTGGCGAAAGCGTAAAGGTGAGGACAACGCAAATAGAATTTCAGCAGAAAGTGCTGGACTGGGTACTACCATGCATGCTCACTTAGAAGCATATGTTCTGGGACAAGCACGGCCCGGTGGTACCAATTATGGTAGAGTTATGGCCAAAAAGATGGCAGACACTATCATCACGGAAGGTCTGGTACATGTAGATGAAGTTTGGGGCGTAGAAGCACACTTGCATTATCATAACTTGTGGGCCGGTACTACTGACTTGGTTGGCATGTGGCAAGGACAGCCTGCAATTATAGACTTCAAAACAACTATCAAACCCAAAAAACGAGAATGGGTTGAAGACTACCGCTTGCAGCTTGCAGCATATGCAATGTCTCATAATCTGTTACATGGCACTGATATTAAAACCACAGTGGTTCTCATGTGCAGCAGAGAATGTGAATTCCAAAAGTTTGTGTGGACCGGTATAGAATTTGAAGAAAGCACATTGCTATGGAGCAAACGTGTTGAACAATACTACAACAACCATGTATTCGACAGCACTGCAACTTGACATAGACATCCCGATAAATACTCAGCAAGTATTAGGATGTCAGCATGGCTATCATATCAATCAGTAGAATTCAACATCGCAGAGGTCTACGGGCAGATTTGCCCACTAACTTAAACGAAGCTGAGTTAGGTTGGTGTTTAGACACACGTGAATTGTTTATAGGTAATGGTAATACCTATACAGGTAACAGTCAGGTATTGACACAGTGGGGACCCAATGATCAGCTTATCAAGCATGCATATATGGGTGACACCGGTATCACTGCATCAACCGGTCCTACTTATCGCACGTTGGGCAGCATATTAGACGATACACTATGCGTCAAGGACTATAGCGCAGTGGGCGACGGTGTGACAGATGATACCGCTGCAATTCAAGCTGCTATCGACGATGAATGGGCAAGGATTTCTGCAAATCCCTATGGATACACACAAAGTAGGAATTCAATTTATTTTCCAGCAGGCACGTATCTAATATCAGCAAGCATAAATCTCTATCCCTATGTCACATTGATAGGCGACGGTGTAGACAGATCCATTATACAATTGCAGTCCGGCTTTGTGGGTCCCATATTGCGAACTGCTGATAGTCTTGGACAAGTTGGTGCCAACATAGGTACCAATGGTGGTATAATTCCCACAAGTATTTCTGTAGACGGTTTTAGCCTCGATGGCAGTGTTGATGTAATAAATCCTGTTGTGCTATTACAACGTTGCAATAACATATCTATAGCATCGTGCAAATTAATAGGTGGATGGGTACAAGGCGGTACTAATACATCTGCTGGCAATGGCATTACAATAGAAAGTCTTGGCACTGCTGTTACAACCGAATATTTGTCATTCAATGACATTACTGCCACAAATGTAGTTTATGGTATATATTCAGCCGATCCCATTGATTACATAACTGTAGACGGTTCAGTGTTAACCGATAGTTACTATGGCATAGGTTTATTGCATAGCAGCGACGGCGGACCGCAATATACCAAAATAAGCAATAACACGTTTGACAATATTGCATCATATGGGTTGCGTGTAACAACTAGACGCAGAGGTGTTACTAGTCTTAACAACACTTATAACACAGTGGGTACTGTATACTCGGTGCCTGCAATATATTGGGATACATTGTCAACAGGCTGTTCCAGTATGGGAGATGTGTTTAGCCAAATAACACGCAGTTTACAAATATACAACGGTGCACCTGCACGCAATGCTGTATACAATACACAATCCACAGAGTTGGTAAACAATACTCCTACACCGTTAAGTCACAGTATACTCACAAATCAAGTGAACACCTCAACGGGTATTGCATTTGATGTTGCTACTGCAACCAATCTGTTAACAGCATGGGTAGATTATGCTATAGTACTGGGCACGTATCGTAGAAATGGTAGATTATCCGTAATATCAGATACGGTAACTGTAAAGCTATCCGATACTAATACAGAATTAAACACAGATGCGTCTGTGGTATTCAGTGCAGGAATTAGTGGTGCAGTGATTACAATTTATTATACAAGTACCGGCACAACATCGGGTACAATAACGTATATCCAAACAAATTGGACCACTTAAATAAACATCTAAAATGGATGCACAACCACTATGCATAATAATTTCCTTCTACACCCGACCGAACTACGGCATGAATGGCAAGAACTGCGTAAACAAATTACAACAGATGCAGACAACACAGTACACTATCAAACTGTAATAGACTGGTGGAGCCGTGCGCCGCTCAGTAAACAGTACCTTGATTACACAAACTGTGCAGCGTGGCCAGATCCTTGGAATATGATAGACCGTAAAGAATTTGATGTCAATAGTGTATCGTTATGCATGTTTTATACGTTGTTATTTGCGCCAGGTGGCAAATGGAACTCTAAACGATTGTCATTGGCAGTTGTTGTAAACCGCAAGCACAGTACTGAACACTTGGTATGCATTGTTGATGGTGAATGGTTATTGGGTTATCACCATTCTTGCCTGATAAATGTCAAAGACCAGAGTGACTTTGAGTACCGGCAGATATATAATTACAACTCCAGTCTACGGTGTATAGAGGAAACCACAATATGGAATTTTAATAACACTGTAGAGTCAGTAGAGCTATAAACTATAGCGAAATGCATAATTTTAACTATGCATTTCAATAGTTTAATTACTGCTCGATAACAACTGTGTGTGTTGATGTACGCAGGTGTTATGTTAGAATTTGCAACTCATTATTGCATATATTGCAACGCATAAACCGGGCAACCGGTGTTAAATAACCTATCGCTGGCCAAGCGACAATACATACGTTCAGGGGAGAATAATAAACATGGCAGCCGCACATAGATCAGACATAATGGTAATTAAACGAGACGGGCGAAAAGAACCACTGGACCTTGACAAGATGCACAAAGTTGTATTCTGGGCAACAGATGGCATTAATAGCGTTAGTGCTAGCGAAGTAGAAATTCGTAGCCAAATACAATTTTATCAGGATATCAAAACTGTTGAAATGCAAGAGACCCTGATCAAAGCAGCAGCAGATTTGATTAGTGAAGAAAATCCCAATTACCAATATGTTGCAGGTCGCCTTGTAAACTATCACCTTCGCAAAGATGTATATGGTCAATATCAACCATGGCATATCAAAAAGCTAGTTGACAAAAACGTAGCAGATGGATTCTACGACAAGGAATTACTTGAAAAATACAACGACAGCGAATGGGACGCCATCAACCGCTTCATCGACCATGATCGCGATATGACACTGACTTATGTTGCCATGGAACAGATGCGTGGCAAATACCTAGTACAAAATCGTGTAACAGGCGAGAAAAAAGAAACTCCGCAGATAACGTATGCATTGATTGCAGCAACTCTATTCATCAACCATGACCGCAACACTCGTATGCAACATGTGAAAGAATATTACGATGCTATTAGCAAGCACGATATCAGCTTGCCAACTCCCATTATGGCAGGTGTACGCACACCTCAACGTCAATTCAGCTCATGTGTGCTGATTGAAACTGGTGATAGTTTAGACAGTATCAATGCAACAACCAGTGCAATTGTAAAATATGTTAGCCAAAAAGCAGGTATTGGTATTGGTGCAGGTAGCATTCGTGCAATTGGCAGTCCTATCCGCAATGGCGATGCGAGTCACACGGGTGTTATCAGTTTCTATAAAATGTTCCAAGCTGCCGTTCGCAGTTGCAGTCAGGGCGGTGTGCGCAATGGCGCTGCTACACTGTATTATCCAATTTGGCATTTGGAAGTAGAAAACCTATTGGTGTTGAAAAATAACCGAGGTATTGACGACAATCGTGTGCGTCACATGGATTACGGTGTTCAGTTTAGCAAATTGTTTTATGAACGACTGATTGCGGGCGGTGATATTACACTGTTCTCTCCCAGCGATGTACCCGGACTGTATGACGCATTCTTTGCAAATCAAGACCTGTTTAGAACACTGTACGAAGCAGCAGAACGCAATAAAAAGCTTCGCAAAAAAACTGTGAAGGCAATTGATCTGTTCAGCAGCTTTATGGAAGAGCGTAAAAACACAGGTCGAGTATACCTTCAAAACGTAGACAACGCCAACTCGCACGGTTCATTTATTGAACATCTTGCTCCTATTCGCCAAAGCAATCTCTGTGCAGAAATCGACCTGCCTACCAAACCTCTTGTTGATATCAACGACGAAGAAGGCGAAATCAGCCTTTGCACATTGAGTGCAATTAACTGGGGCAACATTAAAAGTCCAGCAGACTTTGAAAAGCCATGCCGTCTAGCAGTAATGGCGTTGGATAACCTGTTAGACTATCAAGATTACCCTGTCAAAGCTGGCAAGGTTAGCACAATGAACCGTCGTCCGCTGGGTATTGGTATTATCAACTTTGCATATTGGCTGGCTAAAAATGGCGTAAGCTACAGCGATCCTGCTGCACTGGCACTGGTCGACGAGTATATGGAAGCAATGAGTTATTATCTCATCAAAGCATCTGTGGATCTTGCACGTACCAAAGGTGCTTGCCTCAAAAACAATGAAACCAAATATGGACTGGGCATTGTTCCTGTGGACACTCGCAAGCGTGAAGTTGACGAATTGGTACCGCATACTGAACGCATGCCATGGGCAGAGCTGCGTGAAGATCTCAAGGTAGTTGGTATTCGTAACAGCACACTCATGGCAATGATGCCAGCTGAAACTTCTGCACAGATTGCCAATGCCACCAATGGCATTGAACCGCCACGCAACTATGTGTCTATCAAACAAAGCAAACATGGTGTTCTCAAGCAAGTGGTGCCAGAATATCGCCGTTTGAAAAACAAATACGAACTGTTGTGGGATCAAAAAACACCAGAAGGATATTTGAAAATCTGTGCGATACTGCAAAAGTATGTGGATCAGGGTATCAGTGTTAATACCAGTTACAATCCGCAGCATTATGCAGATGGCAAGATTCCACTAAGCGACATGCTCAAACATATTTTGATGTTCTACAAGTACGGTGGCAAGCAGCTTTACTACTTCAATACCAACGATGGTCAAGGTGAAGTTGACGTGGACAAATTGATGGAAAACGATGCTGCTAACATTGCGACTGTGGAAGATGAAGATTGCGATAGCTGCAAAATCTAATATACTGTGCCGCAGATTAGATCTGCGGCACACAACTGCCACATATCAGGTTGGCATTTAACAATATTAACAGCATAATATAACTGACAATAGAGGGTGACTACATGAGCGTTTTTAACGTCGATAATCGATCGGATCATACTAAAAACTTGGCATTTCTTGATCCCAACGGGGGTGTTAGTATCCAACGTTATGATACAATGAAATACAAGAGTCTTGATAAACTTACTGAAAGTCAATTGTCTTTCTTCTGGCTACCCACAGAAGTAGACATTCTGCGCGATGCCAAAGACTTCAAAGATCTAACCGATCACGAGCAGCATATTTTTACCAGCAATCTCAAGCGACAAATTCTACTAGACAGTGTGCAAGGTCGTGCCCCTGCTATTGCGTTTGGTCCAATTTGCAGCTTGCCTGAACTTGAAAACTGGATTACCACATGGACGTTCAGTGAAACTATCCATAGCCGCAGTTACACACATATCATTCGTAATATCTATGCCAATCCCGGCAAGATATTTAACGACATGATGGACATTCAAGAAATTGTAGACTGTGCAGATGATATTACCAAGCTGTATGACGACTTGATTGAACTATCTGGCTATTACAATTTGCTAGGAGTGGGTACACACACTGTTAACGGCAAAACTGTCGTAGTTGACATGTATGAATTGAAGAAGAAACTGTGGCTAGCACTGATGAGTGTTAATATTCTCGAAGGTGTACGTTTCTATGTTAGCTTTGCATGCAGTTGGGCATTTGCAGAAGTTAAGAAGATGGAAGGCAATGCCAAGATCATCAAGTTTATTTGTAGAGATGAAAATCTACACTTGGGCAGCACCCAGTCACTACTGAAAATATTGCCAAAAGACGACCCTGATTATGCTAAAATTGAAATTGAATGCCAAGACATGGCAGTTAAACTGTTTGAAGATGCAGTGGAGCAAGAAAAGCGTTGGGCAGAATATCTTTTCAAAGATGGTAGTATGATTGGTCTTAACAATCAACTGTTGGCAGAGTACGTGGAATTTATTGCAGGCAAACGTATGGCAGCAGTTGGCCTTCCTACCAAGTACAAGAACCATAGTAATCCGTTGCCATGGACCATGAAATGGATTTCTGGATCAGAAGTGCAGGTTGCACCACAAGAAGTTGAACTTAGCAGCTACGTTAGCGGCGGTGTTAAACAGGACGTTGACAGCAACAGCTTTACAGGATTTAGCCTCTGATGCGAGTTGCAGTAGTAACACCTTACTACAAAGAAACTGTTAACCAGCTCGAACGTTGTATGAACAGCGTTCGAGCGCAGACATATGGTGCTACTCATATTATGGTTGCGGATGGGTACCCGCAGCCATTTGAGCGTGCTATGTTTTTCGAGCATATTGTATTACCATACAGTCATAAAGATGCAGGCGCAACACCTAGGGCCATTGGGGCCCTTTCTGCATTTAGTCAGGGGTTTGATGCAGTTTCATTCCTTGATGCTGATAACTGGTATAATCCACATCATATAGACACAATGATTAATGTTGCCAAAACCAGCAATGCAGATGCAGTAGTTGCTACTCGTACTATACATGCATTAGACGGTGCACCTATGTATGTGGATCGTGTTGAAAGTAATGGTGAAAATATGGTAGATACCAACAGTTGGTTTATCATGCGCAAAGCCATGCACATTATGCCGGCATGGATTGTGGATCCCAGTCAGCGTTTATGGAGTGATAGGCATTTTACCAAAGCCATGTTTGCTAGTGGTATCGGTATTGTGAGAAGCGACGAGCCAACTGTTGCATATGCTACAAAATGGGCATGGCATTACAAACATGCCAATTTACCAATTCCAGATGATGCAGTATGGATAGACACTGATGCGTCCGGTAATCTTATACACCGCAGACACGGTGATCAACAAATCAAAGGAACTTAAACTATGCATGCTGTAATTTACACCAAAGACCATTGCCCCTATTGCACAAAAGCAAAAATGCTTATGCGTAACTGCGGTATATCGTATGCAGAGCTTATTGTAAACCCCGCAGGGCCAGATGGCAGAGAATTGACCGAAAATCAAGCATGGAGTACTCGTGAAAAGTTATTGGAAGCTGCGCCCACTGCACGAACTTTTCCGCAAATATGGATAGACGAGGTATACATTGGCGGCTGCGATGCTCTAGAAAAATACCTAAACGTTTAACATATAAGTAATCGATAAAGGACAGTAAACATGCCATATATTGAACGCGGATTTCCGCAAGCACGAGACTACTTAGATCCCGGTGTTAAAGATATTTACAGCAGTCCATCTGTGTTTATAAACAACGTACCTGTTGCATTGTGGAAAGAACCCATTACTGGTAACAGCACATTGAGTGCGCTGTCTATGCCGTCGGCTTCACCTGTTGATAATTATGCGCCTAATCAAAGTCAAAAAGACAACTATTCTTCTAATCAAAATTTAGCAGCATTGAATCCCGTGTACACTGACAGTGTAGCAGGTGCCAATGTTAACCAAAATATTGCCACAACTGGTGGAGATGCGCCTGCATACGGCACAGGTGACCCCAACGATCCAATTGGTAATCCGCAAAATTTGTCAAGCCCAATCGCATTGGCACCGGGGGACACAATATGGGGAAGAATAGAAAATCTATTAAATCAGTGTTTACAAGAAGCAGCAGGCGGAGCATGGTCTGAAAAAACACCACCTGGATCCATCGCACCAAACTATGTTGCCAACGACAATATCATGCAGGCGTTTGCACAAGTGGGATATCCTAAAAGTGTACTAGATAACACATTCCCAGGCCCTGGTCCAGGAAAACCCGGCGATCAAGTCTACTGGTGCGCTGCATTTGCAGGATTTGTATTAAAGGCGGCAGGATCCACCTATCTAAACAGTTTGAATTCTCAATCGTATACACAAGCATGGAATTGTACAAGAGTAAATGTACAAGATGTAACTGCATGGCGTAGAAACGATCTTGTATGGTTCGACTGGGGCCATGCATCGTTTATACGCGAAATTAAAAATGGTCATGCATATTGCACAGGCGGTAATCAAGGTAACAGTGTAACTACATCAGGTTACCCAATTGATAGAATTTCATTTGTTGGCCGCAACTGGCCTATACCAGATCAGTACAACGTACCGTTGGTTTGATATTGCACATCGCGGTATCGTTGCTGCACAATATTGTTCAACAATAGGAGAACTCAATGCTACTAGAACGAACTTGGAAGAACGACGATGTCTGTACAATTAAAATGACCACAGGCGATGAAGTTGTAGCCAAAATTGTAGACTCTGCACCGTCGTGGATTCTTATTACCAAACCATTGGTGCTGTCATTAGGTGTAGATCCACAAACGCAACAATATCAATTGCAAATGCTACCCACCTTTTTGTTTAGCGCAAAACCTGATGCCAAACTTAAAATTGATATGCAACATGTGATTACTATTACATTGTCAGAAGAGAACGCAACAAACAGTTATATTACCAACACAACAGGACTTGCTGTGCCTGCTGGTCGCCAAACTGGTCTTGTTAGATAAACATGAACAACGGGCGCCCGGATATATTGATTTGGACAGATGGTCAGCCTTGCAGTCAATGCGGTAAACCCACTGAATCTGTCATACATTCTTTTGAAGTCAGCAAGAGAGTGTATCGGGCGCCGCTATATCATCTCACAGAATACAAAGCCGGCTTTTGTGGCCCTGCTTGTGCTACAGCATTTTGTATGGAAAAACATAAAACTGTATCATGAAACTGGAATTACCGCAGCATCGTATATTTGAAGATGCCAAGCACATACATATAGATGTAGATTTGACATTGTGTTGGCCGTCTGGTGCAGGCGGTCATTTTATTTGCAATGAAATCGCAGACAACAAATATCCGACAAATTTATTAAATGAATTTATTCACCCAGATTCGTTATCCAATCATTTAGACCAAAGGCAATTATATCATGTAAATCCCAACGAAATGATTGGATATTTGGATAGTGTATATGACACATTAATTGGATTTGATACTTCAAAAAATAACCGTATATTACGAACTCATAACTATCCATTATTATTATCAAAAGTTTTTAACTTTAGTTCTAAAGAAATCGTAATTATATATCCAGATGAGGAAAGCAGATATTTAATTAGAGTATTGTTGATAATCAAACATAGATTTAATACTACATGGAATACCAATTCTATATCTGAATTAATAGATCGAGTACTCTCTGTCAATTTTAAAGTAAAAGGAGACGATATTGTAATATTATCACAACTGGTAAATGATTATTGCAAATCTAATGTAGACCTATCTCATACGTTTATAATTTGGGATTACCTGTTATATTGTAAACAACATAATCTCGTATCTACAAAGGATATATTCAATAATTTTATAAAAGATATATTTAATTATGACTCAGATTTAAATGTTTCGTTAGATCAATTATCTGAAATTAAAAATTACTTGTCAAACTTTGGAAACTGTACCGTTATCAATTACACTGATCTATTTTTTAAATTAAAAATACCAAATACCGGATATCTGTCAAAGTTAAAAAAAGATAATATATATAATTATAGCAAAACAAATTTGGATTTAATAACTCGGTATTCGTCGTTGGTCGACGACGCAGAAGCTGAACGAATTAAAAATTATGTCAATATCATGGAACGCTATTTGACGACAAACGTTGTCACAGAACAGCATAATATGTTTTATTATGCGACAGGTAAGAATACATCCGTGTAAATTTATATTTTCATCAATATAAATTTAAATTGCGTATAACAGTTTTCCCAGGTCCATTTTAAACTGCTCTGGTATACAACAGCTCTGTCCAATGTCAGGCATTTGTCAATGGCAGTAACAAGATCTTTATCCAAATAACCGTTTATACCTTGTTCTATTATATCAATCGGTCCAGTAACAGGATACGCAGCAACAGGCGTACCACATGCCAATGCTTCTATGTTTACGACTCCAAATGTATCAGATACACTGGGAAATACAAATACATCTGCTTGCCTGTAATAATCTGCAAGATCTTTACCAGATTTTTTACCTACAAAAATAACATCTGGATATTTTGATTTAAGTTCTTTTAGATAGGGGCCGTCACCTACTACAATTTTAGTTGCATTTTTATAAACCAGAGAACAAAACACGTCTAAATTCTTCTCATGACTTATTCTGCTTACACATACCAAAACTGGTTTGCCGCATATCATTGAAGTTCTATTGTTGGGATTGAATATTTCTCTGTTTACACCCCTGGTCCATGCAAATATTTCCTGAGTGAACCCGTGTCCTTTTAGTTCAGTTACCATAGTAGCAGTGGTAGTCAGTATTCGTGTACTACCTCTGTAGATGTGTTTCATCCATCGCCAGCCCCAGTTTGTTTTTATCCACGGCCACCGTGCATTGACAAATTCTGGAAATTTAGTATGACAACTTGTACTAAATTGTACCTTTGCCCATCTACACATTGTGGCAAATGCCATACCCAACGGGCCTTCTGGTGTTGCAATATGTATATGATCCCATTTTTGTCGTTTGATAAGTTTGTAAACAAACCATATATTTGGTATGGCTATTTCAATTTCGGGATATGATGGTAATGGAAATCTAAAAGTGCATCTACGTGGATGAAACACATGTATGATATCACCATTCTTTTTTGCTTGATCTACCAAGTTACTGAGAGTAGTAACTACACCGTTTACTTGAGGATGCCATGCATCAGTTATTAACAGTATCTTCGACATGTGTTAGCAGTTCCCACTTACCGTCAATTGTCTCCACAATTGCAGTGCAATTATCTACCCAATCACCGGTATTCATATAGTTATCCAACATTTTTGGTATATGAGTGTGTCCACAAATTACAGAATCGTAATTATTATGTTGTGCGTATTTTGTTATACGATGTTCGGTTCTAGTTGTGCGTAGATATCGATAGGGACTTTGATTACGTATTTTAGCATGCTCTATCCAACTTATGGGTATAAAGTCTCCGATGCGTGCCAAAAAATTAATGAGTTTTTTAGGAAATTTCATCCAGATGTCATAGTAATCGCCGTGTACTACTAGTATTCGTCTACCATCTATGGCATGATATACGACATTGTCAACTACATTGCAGCTACCAAAGTTAAATCCATATTTGAAAAATGGTCTTACGAATTCGTCGTGGTTGCCTGGCAAATAATACACAGTTGTAGTGAGGCTTATCTTTAATATTTTACGTATTACTTCAGTTTGTTTGTCTGTCCAATAATGTCTGCGCTGTAATGCCCATCCATCTATGACATCGCCTACTAAAAATAAGTTGTCGCAGGTATGAGTATCTAAAAATGTAAGCAATCTTTTGCTTTTTGCTTGCTTTGTACCCAAATGCAAGTCTGATATAAAAATACTTTTGTAATGCATGATACTGTATTTAACAGTCCTAATGTAACAATTTACTAACATAGGCTTGACAAGATCAACAAAGTAGTCTATAAATAACTTGTGATGTTGATATTCACTGAACACGTTCTGGACTCGGGGGCGGTACCCGACGGCTCCACCACAGATACAGATTCTTTTTTTGTGAGGAAAAAGGGAATAAATGATTGGCAAAATCTGTATCTTTGCTGGGGTCGAAATAGGATCGACAGGCGAACTAGGCAGGATGGAGTCACCGGGATCTAAGCACCGTTATCGCGAAGAAAACTATAGATGCAAATGAAAATTCTGCACCTTCTTACGCTCTCGCAGCGTAAATGAGTTTTTGGCAGTTTGGACTTGGAAACAGAATCAAACTGCCGCTTACTACTAACCTATACTGATAACATGTACTAACTAAAGACTACCAATCAAGACAGTAAACATACAAATACAGTCAAGATATATTATTATACAGGCAAGGCCACGCCGTAGGCGTTGAATCTTCCTGGCTTAAAAAGTTATATTATAAAGAGAATACAGCGCAATCGGGATGCATACAGCATTCCGATTTCGTTGTTTTACAAGCAGGTGCAGACATATGATTTCACAGACTCTTGTGTATTCCTTTCGTTTCGTGTATAACTAAAACACAATGACAGAAAACATTCAAAAACTCACAGACTATCAGCACCATAGGTTGCGCACAGAAATGTATTTGGGCAGTCGCAGCCCTCATACCCAAACCATTGTCAATTGGGATGGTAAAGCACTAAAGCCAGTAGAGATGACGTGGACTCCTGCTGTTTATTGTGCATTCCGAGAGATATTAGACAACGCATTAGATGAAGTTATCGGACATGGTCACGGTAGCAGAGTTGATGTTGGCTACGATGTCAAGACAATGGAATTTACAGTTGCAGATGACGGACGCGGTATTCCCATTGATTGGGATGAAAGCGAACGTATGCACAAAGCAACACTGGCACTTACACAGGCCCGTGCAGGTCGTAACTTTGGTGTGCGCGAAGAAGTTCGTGGTACCAACGGCATCGGCGCCAGCACTGTTGTAAGTTGCAGTGAATACTTTACCATTGACATTATCCGAGACGGCCAACGATTCCAGCAGACCTTCAACGAAGGCAATGCTGCATTTGACGAACTGGATATACGCGAACCCAAGATTGTCAAAAGCGCAGCCAAAAGCGGAACCACTGTAACGTTCAAGCTTAGCAAAAGCGTGTTCAAAAAGATCAACTTACCGTTGGCATTTGTCAAAGCACGCATTACAGAAATTGCTGCAAACCATCCCAAGATTAAGTTTTACTTCAACAGCGAAAAAGTAAATGTCAAACCCACTGTGGTTAAAACGTTCTTTGATGAACGCCGTGTAATTGAAATCAACGTAAAAGACACCAACTTCAACAGCAGCTACTATCTAGTACCTAACTTTGCAGAAGATGGCGAGTATCTACATACCACTGTCAACGACATTCCTGCGTTTAATGGCGGGCAGCATATTGATACGTTTAAGCGACTGTTTTACAGCGGACTAGTCAAAAGCTTGGAACGTGAAAGCAAACGTCGCGGACTTACACCCAACCGCAGTGACATTGCAGATGGCTTGCTTATCTACAACGTAACAGTGATGCATGCACCTAACTTTGACAGTCAAAGTAAAACACGACTGATTAACGACGGTGTTGATGCGTATATTCGCAAAACACTGGATGATGATACCACATTCAAAAACATCATCAAGCTGAATAAAGAATGGATTGATGAAATCTATGCTCGCTGTGCTGCTCGTACACAGAAAAAGGACGATGCAGAGCTAGCCAAAGCTGGACGCAAAATGATGCGTACCAAAGTACCTAAGCTGCTTGATGCAAATGGCAAGGATCGCACAAAATGTATTCTTCTTATCACAGAAGGCGACAGTGCCAAGACTATGGTCAGTGCTGTTAGAGATCCTGAAATACACGGTGCGCTGCCGCTGCGTGGTAAAATTCTCAACGTGCGTGGTGAAGCACCCAAGACATTGTTAGATAGTCAAATCCTTATGGACTTGATGACCAGTGTGGGCTGTGCGTTAGGGCAAAAAGCTGTGCGAAAAGACTTGAGATACGGGAAAGTATATCTAGCTGCGGACCAAGATCCCGACGGCGCTAACATCACAGCATTGTTGGTAAATTTCTTCTATTTACACTGGCCTGAGCTGTTTGATGCACAGCAGGAACCGTTCTTCTATGCGTTTCAAACGCCGTTCATTATTCAAGAGAAAGGCAAAGCACGCTATTATTGGTATGCAGACGACTACCACTTGTATGATGCTAAAGATTGGAAGAACTGTCCCAAGCCAACTCGCGCAAAAGGTCTTGGTAGCTTGGAAGAAGCAGATTGGCGACACAGTTTGGTTAAGCCCAAACTGGTACCACTAACAGATGACGGCAATCTCAGTGCTGCATTGAAACTGATATTTGATCCCAAAGGCGCAGATGCTCGCAAAGAGTGGATTGCATTAGATACTTAATTTATAACCTGTCGCCGGACTCTACTCGGTGTGGATCGAGAAAGATACTTGCGACAGGTGCAGTTCTGTGCTGTATACTATGTGCAGACATAAGGTCTATGAATATATGTTCTGGTACATGTTTGTCGTCTAGCAGTTGCCCTAGTCGTTCAAGTGTGCCGTAATCCCATGCATCTTTCATAATTTTGGACTCTGCTGCACCTACCCAATCACATAACCACGGTGCACCGCTTGGTGGACTTGTATAATATCCTTTTACAAGCCAGTTTGAAAGATGTTCTCCAAATGTTACTTTGACATCTGTTCTACTGTGAATAATGTAATCATAATTGTATGCACTTGTTATTACATCCAACGCAGTTTTTGTTTGGTAATACATGCGGTACATATTACTAATCGGATAGCATCCCATCGCAGATTTTTTAACAAATCTTTGAATTTGTTCTAATGCCGGTGCAGTTTGTAAAATAACGTTTTCAAATTTTATAGCAGACAGTAACGCACTGATCTTAGGATCGTGTGTAGTTCCCCATGTTGCAAGATATGCATGCACTATGTGATTATTTGCTCTTAATTCGTCTATACTGTTCTGTATGAATTCTATAACAGTATTCACATCACCTCTAATCGTACCTCTAAACAATATTGCTATGGTATACTTTTTATCAGCAGGTTCTGGTTCAGCGATTGGTTCTGGTTCTATAACTGGTTCCGGTTCCGGTTCAGCTATTGGCTCTGGCTCAGCTATTGGCTCTGGTTCTATAACTGGTTCCGGTTCTGGCTCAGCTATTGGCTCTGGTTCTATAACTGGTTCCGGTTCTGGCTCAGCTATTGGCTCTGGCTCTATAACTGGTTCCGGTTCCGGTTCAGCTATTGGCTCTATAACTGGCTCTGGTACAACAGCAGTTATTGCTTCTTGCTGTACACTGGCAGCAATTATTTTATTTTGAATTTGTTCTTCGGTGGGTATGACGACTCTTGGCGGCATGGCGATACGATGTACAGCCGTTGCACGAGACACAAATTTTCTCGCCATAACATACCTAACTGCTAATATTACGGAATATTTATGTGATGCTCGATAAGTTGACAGACTGGCTAATATAGTGTAATGTCTAATACAATTACAGGAGTTATGGATAGTGTCCGACTACTTAACTACAGACTACATCAAAAGTACCAGCAGAGATTACAGTATCTATGTGTGTCAAACACGCGGTATTCCCAGTGTATGTGATGGTCTCAAAGATGCACAACGCAAAGCACTGTTTGTAATCAAACCCAAAGCTGATAAGATTAAAACAATCTCGTTGGCAGGCGAAATGATCAGTCAAAACGTTTATCTGCACGGCGATGCCAGTGCGGCAGAAACACTTAGCCTTATGGCTGCACCTTATTGCAACAATATCCCACTATTACATGGTATCGGTGCATTCGGTACTAAGATTGGTCCTACTGATTGGGGCGCACCACGCTATACATATCTAAAACGCAACGCACACACTGATGCATTGGTGTTCACTGACTATGACATCGTGCCGTTAAAAGAAAACTACGACGGCAGTGTGTTAGAGCCCAAGAACTATTTGCCTTTGATTCCCATGGTGTTGTTAAATGGCGTAAGTGGTATTGCAGTTGGGTGGAGTACAGACATTCTACCTCGCAGTCTTGACGATTTGATTGATGCAACACTGGCTGCAATTGATGGCAAAGCTATTAAAACACTGGCACCCAAGTATGATTATCTTGATTGCAACGTGCGCAACATCACAGGTAATGCTTGGGAATTTACAGGGCGTGCTAGAATCGACGGCAGCACAGTGTGGATTGAAGAATTACCTCCCAACCTGAGCCTTGAGAAGTTCAAAGAACGACTCAATGCAATGGAAGATGAAGATAAGATTCAGACCTATGTGGATCGCAGTACCAAAACTATCAAAATTGAAATTCGTTTCAAACGCGGCACAATTGCAGATTGGACAGAAGAAACAGCTATAGATTTCTTCAAACTGCGCAGCCGTTCTACCGAACGTATTGTTGTGCTGGATTGGAACGGCAACAGTGTACGTCAATTTGAAACAGCAGAATTGCTGGTCAACGAGTTTGTACAATGGCGCCTGGGCTGGTACAAAACACGTTTTGAAAAGATGATCGCCGATTTGACTTATCAGTTGAATTGGAATTCTGCGCTCAAAGCCTGTATCGATGGCAAGTTGCCCGAGTATTTGCCTAACGCAGCAAACAAGATAGATGTGCTTGACAAGGTTAAGCATCTATGCAATACTATCAAAGTCGACGATGAACAAATGGAACGTATTGCTAGCTTGCCTAGCTACAGGTGGGCTAAAGATGCCTATGCAGAAATTGTTGCTAAAATTGCAGATCTTATTGCAAAAATTGCAGAACACCAAACAGTGCTGGCAGACCCAAAAAAGCAAAAAGACATTTATCGTCGAGAAGTTGTAACTCTTAAAAAACTAGGAAAGGTTGACAGATGATTACCAAACAGGAACTGACCACTGCACTTACACAAGGTATTTGCGAGGTTACATTTACTAAAGTAAACGGCGAAGTTCGCACAATGCCGTGTACGCTAAAAACAGATCTATTGCCGGCACATGCCGCTGTAGTCGAACAGCGTACAGAACGCAAACATAACGATACTCTTATGTCTGCATTCTGCACTGATAAGAAAGAATGGCGCAGTTTTCGTGTAGAAAACGTCACCAAACTTACGCAACTGGCCTAATACCTATTGACACCTGTTGCTGTTATGTTATTATGCACAAACAACAGCAACAGGTGCCACATGTTCAACAAGTATATCACAGAAGAACTCCGTACACTGCGGGCAGCTTTTCAAGCTCGTGGATTTGATATCCGCCTAGTAGGCGGTGCAGTGCGTGATATCGTTGCAGGCGAAGATCCCAAGGATCTGGACTTTTGCACTGATGCAGATCCCACTGAACAACTGGAAATCTACACAACAAATGGCTACAAGTATGCAGAAACTGGTCTGCAACACGGCACGATTACTGTTGTAATTGACCATGTTGGCTACGAAATCACCAGTCTGCGTACAGAAACTAATCACGATGGGCGTCATGCAACTGTTGCATACACTCGCAATTGGATGGATGATCTGAGTCGCCGAGACTTTACGTTCAATGCCATGTCAATGACCTTTGACGGTGTGCTGATTGATCCGTTTGGTGGACAAGAGGATCTGCGTAATCAGATTGTTCGCTTTGTTGGCGATGCAGATGCTCGTGTTAAGGAAGACTACCTGCGCATCCTGCGCTGGTTCCGTTTTCAAGCACGATTTGGCAAGCAAGATAACATTGATCCTGCTGCATGGCAAGCTATCTTGGACAACTTCGAAGGACTGGAAAAAATCAGTCGCGAGCGTGTATGGAGCGAACTGAAACGTATCATTATTCATCCTCGCGGTTCTGCACTATTTCGTGTGATGTCTGACATTGGCATGTGGCCATACATTTCAATTGAAGGTGCTGTACGTGCGCCGGATATGCCAGACCTTATCAATGAACTGCTGCAATGGTCGCAAGATCCCGAAGTTGTAATGGCAGCATGGATGAATCTCCGCCACACTGTTGTTGAAAAGGCATCGGCTAATTTGAAATGGAGCAGTAGTGAACGTGACCATGCACTGTGGCTGTGTAATCATATCAAAGGACCATATGCTAAACGACACGATCTGCGTCGTCTGATTGCAGTAGATGGTGCACCTCGTAAATGGGTTGCAGAACTTGCTGCATTTGAAAAACGCGATGAATGGAGCCAAAATGCTCTTGTGCATTGGGAATTTGATCCGTTCCCGGTAACGGGGGAAGATCTGTTTGCGGTTGGTATGAAGCAAGGTAAAGCAATGGGGGACGTTCTGCGACAGCTGAAAGATGCTTGGGCAGACAGTGGCTATGTTGCTACTAAAGAAGAACTGATGGCCCTGGTGGTGGTATGACTAAAACTTATACCACCTACCAGACCGCAGTATATAACAATGCACCAACTCGCAGATCCACTCAGCAGATCGTCGCATCTAAAGGTCCGCATACAATTACAATTACCAATCAACAGTACCATAGTACATGTACACACCTTGTGGCATTTCTTGCAGAACACATTGGCATAGGCAACTATAAACTGCGATTTGTTAAGAATGTACACAATCAAGTTATAGAGAATAAACCTGTTGATATCGAGTTTGTAACGGCAGAGTTTGAAATGTTATTCAAATTGCTAACGGGCAATATTATAGAAAGTGTTAAGCCCGACTATTGATATGCAATTGTGGCCCGGTTAGTATTCCGGGCCACTTGCTGTGGCTAAATTAGCGATAGAAGACTTCTATCTTTTCTTTGGTACGAGTTGGGAATACCAGCTCTGAGTCGGTTGCATGGACTCTGCGATTTTTGGAATCGTCATTGAAGCCGATGCCCATAAGCAGATCTGGACCACGCTTTAGTCCCATCAACTTGCCAATTTCATCCTTTTGGAAGCACTGGCAGCAGCCTGTTGCATATCCCAGCATGCTGGCAATAAAGTTAACATAGCCAGATGAAATACCTATTGCAGTATTGACATCACGTTCGAATACTTTGAGCTCTGACTCATCTGCATTGCTCCACTTTTCAAATGCCTTTGGCGTAATTTCATCCAATTCTTTATGTACATAAACAAACAACACATTAGCCAATGTTTGACTATTTGTTGTAGGCACATGTTTGCCGGTTACAACGTTGTCTGCTGTAACACCTGTCGACAACACGTGAATCTTTGCAATTAATTCAGGATCTGTTAACACATGTAGATCGTAGAACGAAATATTCTGCTTGCTTGGGCAATTGGTAGCAGCTTGTACCAACAACTCCAAGTCTTCTTGTGGCATTTGCTTTGATAGATCGAAGTTTCGCTGGCAATGCTGACTCCTAATCACGGCTTTCATGATATCTCTGTAATCTGTTGACATGGCGATATCTCCCTTCTCATAGTATTTATTTTTGTTTTCACACCAGTTGTGCTTTGACCTAACATAACTTATAATTTAATTTTACTAGAAGGGCTAACATATGTCAGATTGGCTTAATGAAGCAACATATGCGCAGGCAATAGCAGAATCACTGCGAGTTAAATTATATGATGCAGAACAAAAACTAGAAATACAGCGTTTAAAAGTCTACTACAACACAGACTTTGAAGGTCTCTGGCCAGTTGGCACAAGTGCAGTGGTTGTTGCAGAATCACTTGAGCGAGCAGAATTGTTGTTAACAGACAAGCTTGCTGCTATAGGACTTGCATACAGAGGTACTATGACTGAACTTGATATGACTGTACCAAATGCAGTCATACTGCAAGACGGCAATTACTAAAAACTTTATCTTTTACGATCAGTTGACTACTAGCAAATACGTCTTATCATATGGCATGTGATAACACACACTGTATGGAGTTTGTAAATGTATGTAATCAAAAATATTCGCGATGTTGTTTTTATTGTTATAGGTGTGTCGATCATTGCACTCGGTGCATATGTGCTTACTCATCCAGATCAAACTGGCCGTTGGCTAAAGTCCGTAGATGATGCTCGTTATTTTGAATTGGATCACGATATCGGTGGATCTGGTATCTAATTTCGAAATACTGCTGATGCAATGATGTTTGTATCAAAAATATATTGTGCTAAGAAAATTTAACAAGGTGTGATCATATGCAGCAATAACGCTGCGTTCGTCGTACCATAACCATAGGACCCAACTATATGATCGTCACTGCTAAAATTAACTTTGAAGGTAATTACAACGAACTCGACACGCTAATGAAACAGATTAATGCGTTCGACTATAGTATTGAACCAGACGCATTGCCCCAGTGGCAAGAGAATATGTGTGATATCACCACAGGGTGGAAAAAAGTTTGTACACTTAGCCTGTCTGAACTTTCTGAGTTTAACAGTGATGCGAGTCATTTCATACACCAGCCTGGTATATATGCAATTTCTCTAGACACAACTCGTAACGTTACAACTCCATTCGAAACCCGTTGTTTGTATATAGGCGAAAGTACTGTAAGCATGTTCAAACGTCTTAAAATGTTTGAGGGTGATTGGCGCGGTAATAAAACAAATCACAGTGGCAAGATATACGACATGCGCACAAAACATTTGAAAAATATTAGTCAACACGAGTTAGTTATATGGGCCAGGCCGCACAACGAAGATGGCCTACACGAGCATACACAGGATGCCAGTAAAGCTCGCGAAAAAATGGCATTTGCTATGTGTGATCTTGTACAAGGCAAAGTTCCATTGGGCAATACTCGCGACATAGACGGCACGGAGTATTATTACACACAATTAAAGGTTGATCGCAAACCATTCATTAAACGTGCCGAAGAACTGTTTGAGTCTGAAAAAATT